CTTTTCAAGAAGTGGTGGGTCAACTCTATCAAGTCACAAACGAGGAGTTACAAGATCTAAATACTATACCATTTGCAAAATTTCGTATAAATAACTAAAAAGATATATGTCAGAACCATTACCAGGATCCGTTACTACTGCACCAAATGGTCAAACCTACATCTACTTTGGAGGTGTATGGGGACCAGCTGAGGGAGTGACTGGTGGTATACAGGTTGATTATGAAAGTTTAACTGTAAAACCAGAAACATCTTTCAACAATGCTGTAAATCAAATTAAGAATGAAGATAATGCTGATACAGAAATAAAAGAAGAAATTATACCACAATATGAACTAAATAGACAAAATAACAACAATAATAACAATAATAACAATAATAACAACAACAATAATAATAACAATAATAATAACAATAACAACAATAATGAAGAAACACCAAAGACTGATTTAAAAGATATAAAAAGAAAAAGACTCTCAAAATATGGTAGAAAAAAACAAGGTGGTGTATTAAGATACCCAGCTGAATTACTCACAGAACATGCTGATTACTTACAGATAGATATTGAAAGATATGAAGCAATCGGAAGCACTTATGTAAATCGTTCAGGTGGTAGTGATCGTTATGTCAATGGTAATATTGTCACAAATCGTGCTGGTGCAACTACTAGCAATAGATTATCTCGTAAACCACTAATTAATGCAGGTACAATATTACTTCCAATACCAGCACAATTACAGGATAGTAATAATGTTGTCTATGGAGATTCAAAGTTAAATGGTATTGCAGCTTTAGGTGTATCAAAAGTTGAAGAAGCAATGCAAGGTGTTGGAGAAGCACTCGGAAAGGGTGAAACATCTTTTAATTTATCAGATTTTGCAGGTAGTGTATCTGACGGATTAAAAAAGGGATTTGGTAGTGATACCAATAGTGCACTAGCAAATGCTACTGATATTATAACTAAAAAATTAGCGGCAGAAGCAGTTAATATCTTTGGTGCGAACGTAACTCCAAATCAATTATTAGCAAGAGGTAATGGTGAGATATTAAATCCAAACATGGAACTTCTATTCAGTGATATCACAATTAGAAACTTCCGTTTCTCATTTAAATTAACTCCTCGTAATAAGAAAGAGGCAGAACAAGTTAAATTAATTATAAGAGCATTTAAGAGAAACATGGCTCCACAAGCACAGGGAGGTGTATCAAATGGTAGTCAATTCTTCCTTAGATCACCAAATATATTTAAATTAAGATATCGTAGTGGAAATAAAGATCATCCTTTCTTGCATAAGTTCAAACAATGCTTCTTGACTGATATGCAAACAACATACACAGCTGATGGTGTATATTCAACTTATGAAGATGGAACACCTGTATCAATGCAGATGGATTTATCATTCAAAGAGTTACAACCAATTTACGACGTTGATTATGATACAAAACCAGGAAATAGAGCAGTAGGATACTAACATGGGATATTTCAGAGAACTACCAAATTTAAGATACCCTTCTTTTCTTTCTGAAAAGACATCATCTCTTGACTTTGTAGAAGTAAAAAATGTTTTTCGTAGAGTAAAATTAAGAGATGATTTACAGAATAATTTTACTGTATTTGAAAAATATGAAATAGGGGAGGGTATGAGACCTGATACTCTCGCAGAGGAATTATATGGTAATCCAGAATTTGATTGGATAATTCTAACAGTAGCAGGTATTTTAAATGTTCGTAATGAATGGCCGTTAAACAACTATGATTTATATAATTATGCGGAAGAAAAATATGGTGAATCATTAAATTCAGTTAGATTCTTTGAAACAAAAGAAGTGAAAAATGCTGATGGTAAATTGATTTTACCGAAAGGAAAAGTTGTGGATAATAATTTTACGATACCAAATCCCAGTAACCCCTCTGCTAATTTGAATCCAGTAGTTGGCATCAGTAATTATGAATATGAAACTAGATTGAATGATGAAAAAAGAAATATTTACATTTTAAGAGAAGAATATATTCAACAATTTTTAACTGATATAAGAGATATTATGACTTATGCTGAGTCATCAGAATACATAAACGAAAGAACAGCACAGACAGAAAATACTAATATAACATTGCCATAAAAAAAGGAGGTCGTTTGACCTCCTGTGTAATTATTCTTCTGCGAGTTTCGCAAAGTACGATAATGCATCATCCTCGTCTTTGTCTACCGTTGAGGTAGTTGGAGGTGTGGATACAGCAGCAGTTACTAATTCTTCTGCTTCACCACGATCATTATCTTCATCAAAGACATCTGGGTCTTGTGCAGGTCTCTTGCTTCCAAGAACATATTCTAATCTCTTTTTAAGATCTTCATATGTTTTGAACTGATCAGTAGATACAATCTCTGCGAGTGAGAATTGTTTCTTCCATAATCCTTCAAGAGCATCGTCGTCATCAAGTAGTGGACTTACAGCAGCGAACTCAGAACTATCATAGTTTCTGTATCCTGCTACGTTCTTTGCCTTCAACTTGAAGTTTGCACCTTGCCAGAAATCAAATGGATCAATTGCTTCCTCATCTTCAAACTCAGGTTGCATTGCTGCAGTTAGTTTATCAAAGATCTTCTTACCATACTTGAATAAGAATACTTTACCTTCGTTCTCAGGATTTGCTGGATCTTTCACAACGTAAATGTTACTCATGTAAGTAAGTTTACGTTTTTGCTTCCGTGCTGTTTCTTTTCCTGCATCTGTGCCATTGTTCCAGAGTTGGGTGTTATACTCAGAAACAGGATCTTTCTGACCTAATGTAGTCAGAGAGTTTTCAATATACCAACCACCAGGACCTTGAAAGGCATGGGAGTATAGTTTTACAAATGGTAGATCCTCACCTTCTGGTGCAGGTAGGAAACGGATAACAGCATATCCATTGCCACTTTTATCTACATCTAACTTCCATGTGCGTTCGTCACCAGACGCACCGTTATTATTCATTTTCTCAACTTCTTTAACTAACTTTGCAGTCAAAGAGCCAAGCTTAGATTGTTTTTTTAGGTCTTTAAAAGACATAGGATTACCTCGGATAATTTGATCGGGGGATTGTTTGTATTATAACAAAGATAGATTAATTAGTCAACACTCTCTTTGAGTTTGCCAATGGTGTCATCCATAGCACTAAAAATCGAAGGCATATCAGTTCCCTCTGGGAAACCCATACCCTGTAAGGACTTACGCAATTGATTTTTCATGTCTTTTGCTTCTGGGTCATCTGATAAAGATAACCGAGTCCACATCGTTTTTTGTTTCTCTAAAAGAGTTTCTAATTTTTCAACGTGTTCCTTTCGGTCAGTAGGACTTAGAAAACCAAAACCAAACATCTTACCATAGATGCTAGTTTGTAGTCGATTGATTTCAGATAATTCTTCTCGGACTATTTCCGAATCAAAAAATCTCATTTCTTCTTAGTCTCCACAACTTCTGGTTGTACTGGTTCCGTTTTACTTTCCTCGATTTGTTCGAGAACATCAATTGCTCCTAGAAGTTTAAGACGAGTTTCATTTAATTGATTTAACTGACCCGATACTTCTTTGAGTTGAGATTTAAGATTTCCAAGCACTTCATCATTACTAAGAGCCATTACGAATAACCTCCATAATTAATTTTTTGTATTGAAACACATTAATATTTATGAAAGGACTATACTTATCAATTTTCATCTTTACGGTTTCCCATACAGGATCGTCAAGTTTCTTGTCAAAGTTTTTTACGAAAGAAAAGATCTTTTCGTAAATTACTAAGATTTCTAAGTTTAGTTCTCCACCCAAGTGTTTCTTTAATATTATTGGGTGTCCCTTGGAGCAGTTGAATACTTCTTCTAAGTCGTTCTCGGATAGTAATCTCTCTGATTGTTCTTTGAACAAGTACTTTAAACTCTGTTGAGTTTTCATCCACTCTGAGTAATTTCTTTCGCCAGAATTGATAATTTCTCCAATCCATAAGTTTTCTGGGTTAGTTGATGTTACAAAATTGGCAAGAAGAAAATCGACAATCTGACCATCAGAATACTTACGGGAAGTTTTCTCAAACCAGTATTTGTCTTTTCTTCGATTAAAAGCAGTTACTGTGGCACGGGATTTGCCACCATATTTAAAGAAGTCATACTTACGATTTGTAAAATGACTTTTCATAGAAAGATAAGTTTGATATGTTTCAAACGGTGTCACTTTCCTCTTCAACTTCTTCACTGTCTAATTCTGTAATTGAGTCACAAGGAACCTCATTGTCACCTATCATATACCAATGTTGTGGCATACCAATACTATCAGGTCTAACACCAAGATATTGTAAATCTGGCATATTATGTTCCCTAAGTATTGCTTGAAGTCGCCAGTGAATTAACTCTGATTTTTTCATTATAAGGGTAGTTTTGCCCTTGAAGTCTTTTTCATAAAGTTAAGACGGATTGCATCCCACTTTAATCTTTCCTTCAAAGGTTTTGATATGAGTTTCGTTACTGATTCTACCTCAATATTGTTTATTTCGCAATAGTGTATGATCGCATCAATATAATTGAGGTCTTCATCAACCACAATCTTTTCAATGTCCATCGCAAACTTCTGAGGAGTAACAAACTTATTCGCAATAGCTTTTTCTAACTCTTTATTCGGTTCCATAGAGTTCCAGTTTATCTCCAATAAACTTTCTAATGTATTCTCCAAGGAGCTTGATGTATTTTGATTTGTCGTATTCTTCATAGACAACGCACTCTCCATTTTCACATGCCATAATGATGACTAACTTTTTAACAGATATACCCTTCATCTCATACAGCATACAACCATATGCCATTGCTTGAACAAAATAGTGTTCAATCCACTCTCGTGGTTTAGGTTTTTTAGATGTCTTAAAATCTATTATCGCTAACTCGTTGTTATACTCTGCAATACAATCAACTGTTCCTGCAATTCCTAACTGCTTACTATATAGCGCACCTTCCAGAGTCCTTATTTTAGAAATTTTATTTAACTTACCTTTCGATATTTTAAACAAAAAGTCAGATATAGGAGGGACTTTGGGCAGTTCCTCGTTTTTCAGATAATACTCTGTAAGAGTATGCATATCTGTTCCACGAGTCGTAGCAGCTTTTGTAATACGATCTGCCTCCTCATTACCAACTCTCTTTCTCCAATCAAGAAAGATTTGTTTATTATAATGACTTGTGATTGATGTAATCGAAACTAATTTAATTAATTCATCTTCATCAGGTACAGAATAATAACGAACTCCATCTATTGTCTCCCGTTTGATAGGAGGTAGATTCAAATCAACATGTTCAAACATTACATACCCATTTCCAGTTTTGCAATTAGATACTCTTTAACTATTCCAGAACGAACAATATCATCAATACCAAATTCAATTACATCAAATGATGGCATGGAACGAATTATTTTCATAAAGTCAACAATACCGTTTTTTTCATTGGTCTTCTGTAAATCTGTTTGAGATGCATCACCACAGAAAAAGATTTTACTATCTTCACCAACTCTTGTCATTATACTATCTAATTCATGAAAATTCAAGTTTTGAAATTCATCAACGATAACAATTGAACGATCAAGTGTTGTTCCTCTTAAAAATGAGGTGCTCCAAAACTTGATTGTCTCTTGTGCTTTCAGATTACCATAAAGCATCTCAAAGTCTGCATCAGATGACATCTGAAACATATATTTTACCATATTTTTATATGGCACTTGATATATGTCAGATTTGTCTTCGTGATCACCTGGCAAGAAACCAATCTCACGAGTTGCAACTAATGAACGAACAATATAGATTTTTTCATAAGGTGTGCTTTCATCTAATACATCTTTCAAAGCATTAAACAAGGTCACAAAGGTTTTACCTGTGCCCGCTGCACCATAAGCGATAATATTCTTACTCTCAGCATATGAGTTAAATAAGATTTTTTGATTTTCAGTTATTGGTTCAATACCAACCAAATAATCTGAATTAATAGGTTTTTTTCTACGCATTTGCTTTGCTGTCAACCCAACTCCAATGGGTTGATCTCCGTTACTTCTTTTTCTTCCCATTAATCAATTTTTTGTTTCTGAGCACCAGGATATTTTTGAACTCTCTCTAATACTTCATTCCAACCTGGTTTTCTTTTTATCAGTTTATTTTTCCACTCTCCAACTTCTCCAACACCTGGCATTGTAGATGGATCTGAGTAATCTCTTGACCAATCAGGATTGTCAGTACACCACTGATCCCAATCATTCACACTCATTACCACTTCTTTTCTGTCACCAGTTTTTGTATTAACTACAGGATATGTTGCCATAATAATTGATTAATGTATAGTTATTTAGACCCATTCAAGTGCTTCTGAGACCGATGGGAATTGTTCGGTAAACACTTTGCGACATGCCTCTGCAATATCCATATGTTCTTTCTGGGTTCCATGTGCAGAACGCAATTCAATATAATGAATCCAAGAACGACAAGAACCTGTCATATAGATTCTTGTAGGAGTACATAATGGTAGAACCATTCTAGCACATTCTTTTGCTACTCCCTCTTCAATCATCTGATTATACAACGCTTGTGCAGAACTGAATAGGGTAATCATCTGTGCTTCTAATTTTTGCCTTACAAAAGGGTCTAGATCATCAGTTGAGTTCTGACGATTCTTTAAATCTTGTTTTCTCAAATCTGGTAGTTCAATTTTACCTAATTCATTACTCTGTGCATATCTTTGTGAAAACTCTTGAAACGTAAAACTACGATGTCTCAATATCTGTGCTGCAATTGCTCTCGTAGTTTCAATCTCCAATGTCATGGATGACTGTTCAAATACAGACCAATGATTATGCTTGATGCAATATCTTAATAATCCTGAGTAGTTAGGATTATCTTGATTACTTGGATTTGAAACTCTGGCAATATGTGCCATTGTTTTTTCAGCATCGGGTGTGATGCTTATTAAATCTACGTTCATTTAAATCCCTTTGAATTTTTTGCTTCAAGTGCTGCAATTTCTTCTTCTGCAAGTCGGAGAGTTTGCTTCATCTCTCTTAATTTTTCATCAGTATATAGATGGTCTTGCTTAATTAACCTTTTAAGCAATTTAATTAACTTTTTTTGTCTGGCCATCAATCTGAACCATCATCATATAATTCATCATAGTCAAGTCTTGTTGATGGGGGTGTTTCATCTTTATAAGAATCCACATCAGAATAAACTTCTGTCTTTAATGCGTCAACCATTAATTCAAGGCTACGAACAATATCTTTTAATTTACTACGTTCCATAATAAATGACTTTTACATATTGTACACAAAAAAAGAGGAAAGGTCAACCCTTTCCTCTTGGATTATGTATTTCCCAATTGGTGTCATGGAAAATATCAATGTACACCCATTTTGCATAGTGAATTCCCCGATAGCACAGAAAAGCAAAGACCTCATCTATGTCATGCTTCTCTTCGTTCCATTCTGGTTGTTTTCCTCTACCTAGTAAGTGTAACATTATCTTTACCTCCTGTAACAATTATTTATAACTGTACAAGAGTCTGGCTTCAACGTAGATCAATGCTAGAAATGCTACGCTCGCCACGAGAATTTCTGCAGTTACCAACATTACTTGCCTCCTTTAACTTCAATACCTCTGTAAACAAGTTGTTTTTGTTGAGGCTGTTGCTGTTGCTGTTGTTGTAGACGAGTTTCAGTATCATACTGAACCCCTCTGTATGTGACTTGTGCCATTTGGTTTCTCCTAAAGTAGTTGGACTTTTTACATCCGTTCCTTCAGTCGGCTTTTGCGTCCTCTTGCGAGGATGAACGAACCCGTTCCGAGTCGGCTTACTTGCGTCTTATGGTTCTTCAAAATTACATGATTCTTCTACTTTAGTTTTAAAGTAGTCTATCAATCCCAACTTACTCTGTTCATCAAGATGTTGATCTTGTTGAATTTCGTAAGATAGTTCTCTCCACCCTTCACACTTAATAGTCCAATGGACTGGTTCATGATTTGCGAGTAGAAGTGGTAAAAGAATGCCCATAAGATGAACGATGTGTTTATATTAACACATTCATACTATATATGCAAGTAGTATTGTATTTTTTGTTACAGAAAACCCTACATGCGAAAAATTTTGGGGGAATTTTTTTGCCCTATTTTTGAAATTACTTTCGCTTTTTGGTTTTAGTCTTTGGATTATTGTATCCCCACAATGCAGGTTTGATTGTGCCCTTACCATAGTCTATGATCTTTAGACCTGTCTTAAACTTATCGTAATACATATCAAACAATTTGACTCTTGCACCTCTTGTAAGATCACGACAAACCTTTCCGTTGTATTCATATGTAACAATACAAGCATCTGTAGGAGCATTTGTGGTTGAAACTTGGTCAAGAGTTCCATTTTCTATCACAATTTCACAACCATATTCACTCTTATGATTCTCTTTTTCTTGACTTGTCCAAATCAATTCTTTCTTTTCCTTTGGTTCTGGTTTGATTTTAGTCGTCATGATCTACCACCCCAAGTGATGTCTGGGTATGCTTCCGATACGATATCTTTTGTGATTTTATACTTTGTTTCTAGGTTTTTATCTTTAACTAAAACTATGATCTCTGCTTCAAGTGGATGTAATCCTTCAAGAATATTAATGAACATTGTTTCACGACGAATGTTATTCAAAGAATCATTACCCCCTTTCAAAAAGTGATAAAAGTTTTTGTACTCTCTACGAATTGTAGTGTGCCCTTGTTTATCACCTGTTCCCATTGAGAAAGAACCTGTCTCATGCATTTTACGAACTTCATGAGATATTTTTGTTGTTAAAGTTCCACTGTTTGATGTCTGTTCATCATAACCTGTGTAAGGAACTTCACCTTCTGGTAAAACAGATATAATAGTCTCATCAAAGTTCCATATGAATAATGCTTTCAAAGATGGGTCTTCGTATCTTTTCAATACTTCAACTTTCTTTGCCTTTGATCTTTGCTTTGATACAAGATGCAATACCTCAAAAGCAAATGGTTTTAAAGGAAGTTCAAGTGGATCTTTTTTAGTCGTCTTCTTCTTCGCTGTCGTCGTCATAATTGTTTTCAAATCTAAATGCTACAATTTCATCTGGTACTAGATTCCCATTGGGATCAAACATCTCAGGATGTGGTCTAGGAATCTCTCGATAATTCATCATATAGTCTCTTGCTACCCAACCTATGAGTGCTCCAAGTATGAAAAACATAATTGAAATAGGTAAGGCAAGTGCGGTCAGGACTTGAATATCCATGATACTCCTTTGGTAGTGTTATTTTCTTTTCGACAAAGAAAATTCAAAGTAGATACCAATCTCTCGATTAAAAAGATTAAATATCTTATCAAATACAAATGAAACTGGTTTCATTTGTTTCTTTTTTCCTCCATAGAGGATAAATTCAAAACCACGATTGATTTCGAGGTTTGATTTATTTAGCTCAGACGGAGATGATTTTTTGTTCTCTGAGGAACTTAACTGTTTCAACCGTACCTCCTAGTTTTTTTCCATCACAAATGACCTGTGGAAATGTAGTTCCATATCCAAATTCATCAGTGAATGCCTTTTCATCAAAGTGTTCACCTAAAGTATACACCACAAAACTACTACTTGTCAACTCTAATATCTTTTTTACCTTTTCGCAATATGAACATCCTTTCTTAGAAAACACAGTGAAATTCATGTTTGTTGTTAGCCTTAAATAATGATTTATAAAATAAAAAAGGGAGGATACCCTCCCTTTGTGTTACCACCAACACACTCCCCCCACCACAGGGGAGTATCTTTAGTCCCAAATCTACAAGGATGCTAAAGACATTTATATTATAAAGTATTTTTTGATACTTGTCAAGCTATAATTCTGCAGAGAATCCTAAATTTGCACCATTATTATTAGCATAAACAATACAAGCAACACCAGTATTAGGACTACCACCACTAGTCCTACCAAAATCTATCCAAAAATTTATATCACT